AACGATAGGTAGATTGGTTTATGAGGATTGTCGAGTATCGTTAGCGAAACCAATGCAACTACTTAATGTATTTGAGTCTGCTGGAAAATCTGCTGAGAAGCTAGGAAAATTTCTAAAGTGGAATGTACCACTTACTAATTTTCCAGTTGTTCAAAATTATACAGAAGGTACTCCACATAAGAAATGGGTATTGTATGGTCCACCGTCGATACGAGATATTGGTACAGGCCATTATGCTAACGAGTTGCAAATTGTAGTTTGTTTTATTGAAGAACCAATTCCATCCAAGAATAAACAATCACAAGGTGCGAGTCCTAATTGTATTCATAGTTTGGATGCTGCACATTTAATGTTGACTGTTCACAAAGCTGATTTTGATGTAACAACTATTCATGACTCTTATGGATGTTTGTTATCTGATATGGACAAGTTATACATAATCGTCAGAGAAACATTTGTAGATCTTTACAAAAGTGACCCACTAGGAAGTATCATTAAAGATATTAATGGAGATATTTCCAATATTACTTTTGGAAATTTGAATATCGATAGTATACTTGAATCTGAATATTGTTTTTCATAGCCACCCAAGGAGTGTATTTAAAATGAAATAATAGAAAATGTGAACGATTGTTTTATAGAATATGTTAAATTAACCCTTACATCAGAGTAAATTATTATGCCAGTACTTAAAAATTGTGAAATGTGGTATGTTAAGTGTAATCCTGAAAAACCAGATACAAGATTCAGACCTCGTTGGGCTGTTCAAATCCGAACAACAAGTCGGGAACAAAAGAAAGAATGGGAATCGTTCGGCATCAAAGTAACTACAAAAGATCCTGATGAAGGTCCAATGTATTATCAAGCTACTATAGGTCGTGGAGTTTTCAAAGCAGATGGAGTAACCAAGCGAAAAGCCGTGGAAGTGGTAGATGCCGAAATGAATCCATTTAATCCTGATACGATTGGAAATGGTTCTATTGGTAATGTCAGTGTTTTCCAGTACAATTCAGTATATGAAGGTAAATCTCGTACTGCTAATATGCTATCAGGCATTCAAGTACTTACGGTAATTAAACCAGATCCAAATGCTAAGGAGTATACAGAGATTCCTAGTGAGTTTGAGAGTGCTGGAAAAACTGTAGTGAAGGAATTTGGTGAATCTGCATTTTAAGTAATACTCTAACAACCCTCCCCTAAAAGGGAGGGTACTTAAATGAAAGAATATGTATTTGATATAGAGGCAGATAATCTATTATTGTCTGCAACCCGCATGTGGATATTACGTGCTTATGACTGCGAAAGTAAAAAGCATTTAGTATTTCTAGAAGGTGATCTAGGCTGGAAGGAATTGTTTGATAATGCTGACATTATAGTCGGTCATAATATTATCAATTATGATATTCCATTATTGAAGAGATTGTTTAATTATGATATTAAAAAGAATATCAAGATTAGAGATACTTTAATATTATCCCAAATTCTAGATTACAAAAGGTTCGGAGAATCTGGTCATTCATTAGCAACTTGGGGTGAAGTTCTTGGTTTACCGAAAATAGAGTTTGAAGACTTCAGTAAATTCTCAGAGGAGATGCTTACATACTCGGAAAGAGACGTAGATCTTAATGTTAAGATTTATGAAGTGTTGATGAGAGAACTAAAGAAAGCTAGTAATAAACAATTAATTTCTTATATTGTTGCTGAGCATGCTGCTGGAAAATGGTGTGCTGATGCTACTCTGAGTGGCTGGCCTTTTGATTTAAATGCTGCGAAAGCTCTTCACAAAGAAATATCAGAAAAACTGGAGTCTACTAGGTTGGCATTGGAAAGTAAACTAGGATATAAACTAGTAGAAGTGGATAAGAGGTTAGGTGAAGTACCAGTAAAGAGACCGAAGTGGACAAAGTCTGGTTGTTATGACGTACACACTTCTAGATGGTTCAGTGTTGATCCTTACTCTGGCTACGAAGATGAGGAAAGAATGATAGAGGGACCATATTGTAGATGTATGGTAGAGAAACTTTCTTTGGATAGTGTAGCAGATGTTAAATTATTTCTATCTAGAAATGATTGGGTTCCTACACAATGGAACTGGAAGAAAGACAAGGATACAGGAAAGCCAATAAAAGGAGCACCTAAGGTAACAGAAGACAGTCTAGAATTTCTAGGTGGTGATGGTGCTCTTTATATGGATTTTCTTTCTATGAAATCCAGATATGGTATTCTAACTACATGGATTGAGAATACAGATAGTAATGGACGTTTGCATGGTGAATGCATGGTAATTGGTACACCAAGTATGCGAGCAAGGCATTCAATTATTGTCAATGTACCATCTGTAGACAAACCATATGGCAAGGAGATGAGGTCACTTTTCACTGTAGAGCCAGGTTGGACAATGATAGGCTGTGACTCTTCTGGAAATCAAGCCAGGGGACTTGCACATGCATTAGAGAATGATGATTTTATCCATACATTACTGAATGGTGATATTCACCAATATAATGCGGATATTCTAACTACTATTGTCCAAAGAGATCTAGGTCGAAAAGGCCCACTTGTAACAGCAGAAGAGGCTGAAGTATATAAAACACATGTAGTAAAAAGAAGTACGGCGAAGCGTATCCTGTATGCTTTCTTGTTTGGTGCATCTGGTGGTAAAATATTTAGTTACCTATTTGACGTAATAGATGAAGAAAAAGGTAAGTTAGTAAAAAATGGTTTTACAAAGGCAGTGCCAGGCTTTAAAGACTTAATCGACAAATTAAATAAGATATATACAGCTACCTCAAAGTTTGGTGATGGTTATATTTACAGTATTGTAGGTAATAAAATTTATGTAGACAGCCGCCATAAATTGCTAGTTTATCTATTACAATCTACTGAGAAAATAACATGTGCTGGTGCTCTTGCTCTTGCAGTTGAAAGATTGGAAGAAGAGAAAATACCTTACAAGCCATGTATCTTCTATCATGATGAAATAGACTTTATGGTGCCTGCTGAATTCGCAGTACGCGCTGCTGAAATTGGTAAGTCAGCATTCAAAGATGCTCCTAAACTGTTTGGTGTTAATATAATGGATGGAGAGGCAAAAATTGGAAAAAATTGGTTCGATGTACATTGATAAAACGCTAACTCCAAAATCTTTGGCTGCAGCGATTGCAATGTCACTAATTAAGAATTGTGTAGAAACAGAGGAGTATATTAAATACTCTGAATTGTTTAAGTTCAACGAGATTGTTGTCAAACAGAAACTTGTTGCACTATACAATGATATCTCTAAAGAAAATAAGCTTAAGCTTAAATTGGACGAGACATGATCGAGATAGAGACATTCAATCAAATCAATACAAAGATCATAGACGATTCATTAAAACTAAGTGTTACTGCAGTTTTTGATAAAATTGTGGAAGACATGCAAAATGCTGGTATATTGTTCACTCAAGACACTAATCTCAATTCTCTAACAAATGGTTCTATTTTCATAGTATTTGATAAAAATGAGTTAAAATATTTTAAAACAAAGATAATGGGTGTTGACGAATTTCCTAACATTTTGAATTGGAATGATTTCCATAATAATGGTTTGTTTTTAATATTTGAAAAGACTATTAAAAGTCACATACTATTAATTGTGGATAAAGAGATTGTCACATACTTTAATGAAAAGTTAGAACCACATAGGAAATTAAAATGTTAGCGATTATTGATGGAGATGTGCTAATACACAGATCTGTAGATAGTGATTGGTGGGCTAGACTAAAGTTGAAAGACACATCAAAACCTGTTGTTTGGACTAATGAAGAGAGAAGAGCTGTTACTGAAAAAGGATGGGATACTTTCTATGCAGGTTTTAATGAAATGCTTGACAGAGTGTATGCTACAGACTACTTGATGGCAATTAAAGGAAAGGACAATTTTAGGGATACATTATTCCCTGAATATAAGGGGAATCGTAAGAAAGATCCTAATAAAATTAATCCTTTCCTACAAACAATACGAGATCTAACAGTCATGAATGAGTTAGCTGTAGAAGCTGACGGAATGGAGGCGGACGATCTTGTAAGAATCTGGGCTGAAGAAGCAAGGAGATCTGAGGTTCCTTATATAGTTTGTTCAGTAGATAAAGACCTGAACTGTATAAGTGGAAAACATTTCTCAATGTATGATAATAAGGTCTATGATGTTTCTGAAAATGAAGCTATTTATAATTATTATAAACAGTTATTAACTGGTGATAGAACAGACAATATCCCAGGATTACCTAAGGTTGGTCCAGTAAAAGCAGGATTATTATTGGAAGGATTATCTACAGAAGAAGAAATGCAGGAAGTAGTTGTGGCGTCTTATATAGAGGCCTTCGGTGATTCATGGTTAGATTATTTATTATCTAATGGAAAGCTACTTCATATTCTTCGGAATACGGAAGATTTCTTTAAAGTAACTAACTGGAAAATCGTGAAAGCACTTTTATAATGAGTACACAAAAATTTGATAATGGACATTGGGTATTTGATGAGCAAATGGGTGGTAAAAACATAGGATTTATCTACGTAATCCATGATGTGTTTATGAATAAAGCCTATTTAGGAAAGAAATTATTCTTTGGTAGTGGAGTTTATAATAATGGTAAAGAATCTAATTGGAAGAAATATACATCTTCCTCTAAATTACTTAACATTCTTATGAAGAAAAGACCAATAGAAGAATTCAAATTCATTTGCTTGGAACAATACAAAACTAAAGGTACTTTGAGTTATGCAGAGACGTGGTCATTATGTTTTGCGGAAGTTCCGACAAGTAGCTCTTGGTATAATACTTTAATTGAAAAGGTCTCTTGGAATGTAAAGGAACCTATTTCCGAAAAGCATAAACAAGGTCTTGTCGAAATAATCAAGTTGTTAGGAAAATAATATGCACAACCTTTTTGTTAGTCTAATACTATTAGCTAGGCTCACCATAGCTATTATGACACTTATTATACTAGGTTTCAGTATTAGTTTTGTTTTAAATCAACAGACTGTAGACAGCAGCTTCTATGTTTTGTGTATTGTTGTAGGTAATATTTTGTACTCAATGTTAGGAGAATTTGCTAAATGGCTGGACGGATTTTAAGGAAAACGAGTTGTTTAAACCCTGAATGTGGTTCATCGGATGCAAGGGCAATATATGAAGGTGGTACCTCTTATTGTTTCTCTTGCGGAAAATTCTTTCCTGCGACAGAAGAAACTGAAGAAAAGGAAAAACCTGTAAAGACGGAAAGAAAAAATGAGTTTGGTAAGGTTAATTTAGATGATTATCCAGTCAGAGCTATATCTGAAAGAGGAATATCTAAAGAAGTTTGTGAATTCTACAATGTCAGAACTGGTTATAGTGAAGATGGTGAACCAAATGCACATTATTATCCGTATCCTAATGGTGCATTGAAAATTAGAACATTGCCTAAAGACTTCACCTGGAAAGGTGCGGCAAATTCACTATTCGGCAAAGACAAGTTCAGTTCTGGTGGTAAACGTATTATCATCACAGAAGGTGAAATTGATGCTCTTAGTGTTGCTGAAAGCGTACTAGATAAGTATGGAAGATTTTATCCAGTTGTATCAATTCCTTCCGCAACTACATTAAAGCCACTAATCAATGAGCGTGAATGGCTAAGAACTTTTGATGAGATAATTCTTTGCTTAGATAATGACGAAGCTGGAAAATTAGCCACCGAAAATGCGATCAAAATTTTAGGTATAGATAAAGTAAAAATTGCAAATTATCCTAAGGATTGTAAGGATGCAAATGATGTATTACTAAAGTTCGGTAAACCGAAAGTAATGCAATGCGTTTATGATGCACAAAGATATATTCCTAGTGGTATCATTACAAAAGATGAACTCTGGAAAGCTCTATGTGAATACAATGAAAAACAATCAGTATTATATCCGCCGTTTCTAGATGGTGTTAATCAGAAAACAAAAGGATTACGAACTGGTGAAATCGCGCTATTTGTCTCTGGAACTAGTTGTGGTAAGAGCACAATTATGCGAGAGATCATGCTTTGGTTACAGCCAAATACACCTAAAGACCACAAGATAGGCGTAGTATCGCTAGAAGAGTCTCCAGCAGAAACTGCCAGAAAATTATCTGGTATGTCTTTGATGAGAAATCCTGCCAAAGAAGAAATTCCACTTGAAGAATTGAAAGTAGGCTTTGACAATGTATTTGGTGAAGATCGATTTATTGTAATCGATCATCAAGGCAGTTTGAAAGATGAAAGTATCCTTGACAAGCTAGAGTATATGGCATTGTCAGGTTGTAAGTATATTATCATAGATCACATTACAATTCTAGTATCTGAAGGTGCTGGAGATCTTCAAGGTAATGAAGCTATAGATAAAATCATGAATGATTTACTAAGATTTGTAAAGAAACATGATGTGTGGATTGGACTAGTATCACACCTTAGAAAGACGATGAAGGGTAAGCCATTTGAGGAAGGTGTTATGCCTGACTTAGATGACATTAAAGGTTCTGGTTCTATCAAACAAATTTCTTTTGATATCATAGCGTTTGCAAGAAATCTACAGGATGATAATGAGATCGAAAGAAATACTATTAAGATATCTGTATTAAAGTCTAGACATACAGGATTGACTGGTAAAACTAAGCCAGCATATTACAACTATGATACAGGTCGATTTGAGGTAGTTACCAAAATCACGTCTGACGCTGGGTTTAAGGCTGAAGATAAGCCAACTGTGGTTTTAGAAGAAAAAATAGTAGAGAAAGATTGGAGTTTTTAAATATGAGTACACCTTGGTCATCAGTAGGCTATCTGACATACAAACGAACGTATGCAAGAAATACCAGCAATGATAGAACGGAAGAGTGGCCCCAAACTATTGAACGTATTATTACAGCCTGCGACACACAACTTAGTGTTGGCTTCACGCGGGAGGAGGAGGCACGACTCCGACGCTACATGACGCAGCTAAAGTGCTCGGTCGCGGGACGCTTCCTGTGGCAACTAGGCACCCAGACGGTGGCAGATTTTGGGCTTTGCTCCCTACAAAACTGCGCGTTCGTAACTGTTGATAACCCTATACGTCCATTTTGCTGGACTATGGATATGTTAGCATTAGGTGCTGGTGTTGGATATAATATCCAAAAGAAGTATGTAGATGAATTGCCAGAAGTAAGATCTTGGTTCTCTGCACCTACACGCATGGATAATGGTGGAGCAGATTTTATTGTACCTGATTCAAGAGAAGGTTGGGTTAGACTTCTAGGTAAAACTTTAAAAGCTGCATTCTTAAGTGAGACGGCAGAGAAAGGTACATTTACATATTCTACACAAGTAATCAGAGGTAAGGGTACACCTATTAAGCGTTTTGGAGGTGTAGCATCTGGTCCTGAAGATCTTTGTTGGGGTATTAAGGAGATTTCTAAGATTCTTAGTAAACGTAAAAACAAGAAAATTCGTCCAATCGATTGCTTAGATATTATGAATATCATAGGTGCGATTATCGTAGCAGGTAATGTTAGACGTTCTGCTCAGATAGCGATTGGAGATCCAGACGATGTTGAATTTCTATTAGCTAAACGTTGGGATATGAAGAATGTTCCAAGTTGGAGAGCAATGTCTAATAACTCAGTAGTTTGCAATGATATTAACGAGTTGCATGAACTATTCTGGGACGGATATGAAGGAAAGGGTGAACCTTACGGATTGATCAATCTTGGATTAGCAAGATCTGTAGGTAGGTTGGGAGATACTCAATATCCAGACTATATGATAGAAGGATTTAATCCGTGTGCGGAGCAAGGACTAGAGTCATTCGAGACATGCTGTTTAGCGGAAATATTTCTACCTAATATTACATCTAAGTCTGAGTTATTTGATGCTGCTGAACTGCTATATCGGGTCAATAAGCACTCTCTCTTATTACCCTCACATCATCCAGAAACCCAACATGTAGTTCATAGAAATATGCGAATGGGTATTGGTATGACAGGTATTGCTCAAGCTTCTAAAGAGCAACTGTCTTGGTTATCTGATTGCTATGAATACTTGCGAGAGTTTGACTTAGAGTATTCAGAGGAGCATCATATTAATCCTTCTATCAAACTAACTACAATAAAACCATCGGGTACACTTTCTTTATTGCCAGGTGTTACACCAGGATGTCATCCAGCATATGCAAGGTATATGTACAGACGTATTCGAATTGCATCTACGCATAGTCTTGTAGAGACATGCAAAAAGAAGGGATATCCAGTAGAATATCAAAAGAATTTTGATGGTACTGAAGACTATGGAACCGTTGTTATTACTTTTCCATTTGCATATCCTGAAGGTACATTACTTGCAAAAGAAACTACAGCAATCAAGCAGCTAGAGTTGATTAAGTGGTTACAAGAGCATTGGTCGGATAACTCAGTATCTTGTACTATTTATTACAAGAAAGAAGAATTACCTGCTATTAAAGAATATCTTAGTAAATATTACAAAGATAATCATAAAACACTCTCTTTCTTATTGCACAGTGATCATGGATTTATCCAAGTTCCTTATGAAGAAATTACTGAAGAACAATACAACGAATTAGTATCTAAAACTCAAATCATTGATAGCATAGATGAGCAGATGGAAATTGACACAAGTACTGAATGTTCGACTGGTGCATGTCCTGTGAGGTAATATGAAATTTTATGTTGAAGCTTACTATCATGATGGTAGTATAATTCTTGGTAATTTAGATGGACAATGTATCATTCATGCTAAAGAATATAAGAGGACTAAGATGTATAAACACCTAAGAGATGATAAGTTTCGTAGTGTCGTAAAATTCCATAAGATATTTAATGCGTATTCCAACAAATTAGTAGAGACTATTGAACATGTTTAAACCATTGTTAGCTTCTCGTGACTGTCCTTCAAGCAACTCTAAGTACTTTCAACTACTAAGATATCCGTTACTCGCTTCACCAAAACTGGATGGTATTCGTGCCTTAGTAATGGATGGTAAGGTTGTGTCTAGAACGTTAAAAGAAATACCGTCAAAACAGGTTCAAAAATTATTTTCTGATTTTGAGGGTTTTGATGGAGAACTTATTGAGGGTTGTAGTACAGATTCAAATGTCTACAATCGTACTCAATCTCATGTAATGTCTGAAGATAACCCTGGTAATATAGTATTTCATGTATTTGATTTATATGATAAACCAGAATTGCCATTCCATAAAAGGTTCGATGAGTTGTGTGATATCTTTTACAGTATACCATCTGTAGAGATTGTGCCACACAAACACATACCAAATGAAACGAGTCTACTAGAGTATGAAGCTGAATGTTTACAAAGAGGATACGAAGGAATCATGTTAAGAAACCCTACGGGTTTGTATAAGTATGGTCGGAGTACAATTAGAGAAAATATCTTAATTAAACTAAAGAGATTCGAAGATGCTGAAGGTGTTGTTGTAGATGTTCATCCAAAATTTAGGAATGATAGTCCACAAGAAAGGGATGAGTTAGGTTATGCTAAACGTTCTGAAAATAAGGAATTATTAACAGAGATTCCACAAGTAGGAACCTTCACTGTAATGTATGAAGATAAATACATCTCAGTTGCACCTGGAAACTTTACCCATGCTGAATTAGAAAACATTTGGTACAATCGTCATCGTTTTACTGGCAATGTATTGAAGTTTAGATACTTTGGATACGGAATTAAAGACCTACCAAGATTTCCGAGAGCTATTGGATGGAGAGATCCAATAGACATTTGAAATGAATTTAAAAGTATTTGTATCGTATAATTGTGAACCATGCTTAGAATTTTTAACTACATTAGATTTGTTAGGAGTAGCATATGAGGTAGTAGACTTGGTAGAGAATCCAGAAGAAGGTCTTAAATACGATATAAGAGGCGTACCTACGATTATCGGAGAAAATGATAGTAAAGAGATAGGTAGAAAAGTAGGTTCATTATCTGAAATCAATTTAAATAATTGGTTAAAGAAGATTAATGAAATCAAACAGTAAATCAATATTGCGATCATAGCTCAGTGGTAGAGCAGGCGACTCATAATCGCTCGGTCACAGGTTCGAGACCTGTTGATCGCACCAGTATCTCACCTTAGTTCAGTGGATAGAACATTCGCCTTCTAAGCGAAATGTCGTGGGTTCAAATCCCGCAGGTGAGACCATCTTTTAAATTACATCTTTTAAATTGGAAATAAAATGGATAAAGTTAAAGTGAATTTCAAGAGTCTTTCTTTGGCAGCGGCAGTTCTTCGCGACAATGGCTGTACCTTTGACATTATGTTGCCGGATGGACGTAAATTTATTGAACGTACTAAGAAACCAGTATGGGATGAAGAGTTGTTCAAAGATATCGTAGAAGATTCGCAAGATAAACAATTCACTTTCGATCTCTCTGATTATGTTAAGTTCGAAATTCAATCATTTATTGCAACATTGAGGAACCGAGCTACAAAGGCTTGGGGTGCAGAAAACTTTGAAATTAAGTTCAATGTACCAACTCGTATGGCAGTATTGACACGTAATTAACAAATGCGACTGTGGTGGAATAGGTAGACACAACGGACTTAAAATCCGTCGGCTAACGTCGTACCAGTTCGAATCTGGTCAGTCGCACCATAACCCCTTTAATTAGGGGTTTAAAATGTAATATTAGTGAGGTTATTATGTCGAAGATTAAAGAAGGTCTATGGGAAGAGATATTAGCTGATGAAGAAACTGAACCTGTATGTAATGTATCTACAGAAACATATGGAGAAGTGATTGATGAAAAACTGTGGCATTTGAAAGACAAAGACCACATCAATCCTAAATACTATCAAGAGGTAATACCAGGTCATGATTTTGTTGATTTGATGCATCATTTACTTGGTGATAAAACTGGTATTGAGGCTATGTTATTTGGTATGGCGTATAAATATATGATTCGTTGTGGTAGAAAAGATAACGAAGTACAGGAGTTGAAGAAGGCAAAGTGGTACATTGAACGTATTATTAAGCTGAAAGAAGGTAATGAAGGTCACAACTGATAATGCAATTCTATATATTCTTTGGATAGAGAGTATTTCTGTCGAAGAATTAAGAAGTAGAATTAATGATACTGAGTTGAATCTATTAAAATCGATCTTAGCACTGATTAAACGTAAATTTGTTACATGTGCTAAGACTAAGAGTGTTAATGTATATTCCCTCACTGAGAGAGGTCGTGAATATACTTTTAGAAAATTCAAAACAGGAAACACATTAGCATATCGAAGGTTTGATGTTGCTAGTGATTATCATATGAGTTCTAGTAGCTTTGAACGTAAGACAGAAAATAAATTAATTAAATCTAAAGGATTTTAGAATGAAATTCTGCGTAGATTGTGCATACCACGAGTACAGACAATGTTGCGCTCCTGAGAACGGATACAATCTTGTTACAGGCAAAAGTAATAAGATACCTTGTATCGTAGCTCGCCGTTTCAATACTCCTGAAAGGACTTGTGGGCGGGATGGTCGATATTTTAAAGAGATAGAAAAGAACAGAAAAGATCAGCTCTGTTTGCAAATGTGAAGAAACTTTGGAGTAATTAAATGACAAATGAACCAATGTTAAGCGAGATGCTTTACGAATACGCAGCCGAGATCGAGCATTTGCAAGAACTGGTGCGCTGGGCATATAGCAAATTACACAGGCACACATTCAACAACATTGATGATGCTCTCAAACTTGATGAAATGAAACTGCTGCTTGAACAATGTGAAGAAACTTTGGAGTAAGTAATGATTAATGAATTATTTATAACACATCGCTTCAATGATGGCAAGATTATAAGCACCAATGATTGTACAATTCTCTCGAAATGCGCTGAATTTACATACTTTCATAGTCTTGATGCAGAAGATGTAGAATCAGCAAGTGCTGCCATCACCTATTATAACAGCAATGGAACTGAACGACCGT